TTTATCAGAACTTTTGACCAGACAGTTGTTCAGATTTTGGATGTAGAAAAGGATACTCATAGTCCTCGTTATGGATTACCCACCAGATATTCTATCCAATTTACTGATTCGATAGGCAATACTACAACTACACAAACAAAAACAGTTCATTGGACAAGGCTTATCCATCTTGCTGATAATAGAGACAATAGTGATACTTATGGACAACCAAGAATGCAGCCTGTCTATAATAATCTTCTCGATTTGATTAAGACAAGAGGTGGTGGTGGTGAAATGTTTTGGAAGGGTGGATTTCCTGGCATAAGTTTTGAAACTATGCCAGGTATGGAAGATGCTACTATTGATGAGACAAGTTTGCGTCTTGAAATGACTAAATATATGGAAGGTTTACAAAGATACATAGCTTTGGAAGGATTATCAGCCAAATCTTTACAACCCCAAATAGCAGACCCAACGGGGCACATCAAAGCTAATTTGCAGGAAATTTGTATAGCTTTGGGATGTCCATTGAGGATATTTATGGGTGCAGAAGCAGCACAACTTGCTTCTGAGCAGGATAAAGAGAGTTGGAACGTTCGACTTATGCTGCGTAGAAATGAATATATTTCACCTATGATTATCAGACCTGTGTTTGACAGATTTATGGCTATGGGTTGTCTGCCAGTAGTTGAAAAATATAATGTCTGGTGGCCTGATTTGAATGAGCCAACAGAAAAAGATAAGGCTACAATTGCTGATTTAAAGACTACGGCTTTAACAAAATATGTTTCCGGTGGTGTAGATGCACTTGTTCCTCCAAAAGAATATCTTACTATGATTGTTGGATTTACCGATGAAGAAGCTGAAGCTATTTTACAGGCTGGTGAAGATTATATACAAGATGAAGATAATATGTTGTTAAGACCTAATCTTGCTAAACCAAATCTTACCGGAGAAGGAAATAGTGTAAAGGCAGGTAAGAGTTTAATAGATACTACACAGGATGGAAAAGGTAATAAAACTTTGCCCACAGGTGAATAAAAACAAATTTATTGATAAGGAGAATAATTATGTTTAGATATTTATTTGGTAAGAAAATTTACATTGTAGTTTTTACTGATGTTAGTGGTCGATATAGATGGCGATTGGTAGGTAAGAATAGTGAAATATTGGCAAGTAGTGAATCCTATAGTAGTAAACAGGCTTGTTTGGATACAGTTGAGTTAATATTAAATTGTACAATTAAAAAATAAGAGGTGATTAGATAATATGAAGAAGAATCCATTAAAACTTGATCCGACTCGAACTTCACTTTTGCGTAGAAAGTTTATGATTGAAATGCGTAGGCGTTTTAATAAAGTCTATGCAGGAATTGTGGATTTAATAGTGGATAAGGATGCTTTTGGTTTGGTTAGGCAGAAAATTGTAACTTTAAATGTTGTACCACAACAATGGCAATATCAAACCAATCCTCAAAAGTTAAATTCTTTTAAGACATGGCTGCAAAATATGGTTAATACAAATATTCTTGCAGTAAGTTCTACAAAAATACCTGGTCAGGCTTGGACTGCTGATTATGTGTGGGCTGCTCATAAAAGTGGTACATTAAAAGCTTATTCTGCTGCTTCAAAGACTGGTGCTGTTACCTTACCACAATATCTTGCGGGTTCGCAAGCTCAATATTTGATGACTGTCTTTTCTCGTCCGGCTACGATGGAAAGTTTGCAGATGTTATATACTGGAACTTATGATAGTTTGGTGGGAGTTACATCTGCTATGGATACACAAATGAGTAGGATATTGACTTTGGGTTTTGTTCAGGGGGATAACCCTATTGTAATAGCAAGAAGTTTAAAGAATGCTTTGGGGATAAGTAAAGCAAGAGCAGAAATGATTGCCAGAACAGAAGTAATAAGGGCACATGCTGAGGGTGCTCTGAATGGTTTTGAAACATTATCAATTGATAATGTTACACCGGATGTTGAGTTTTCAGCGGTACTCGATGATAAACTTTGTCCAGAGTGTGAAGAATTAAATGGACAAGAATATACAATCGAAGAAGCCAGGGGGATAGTTCCAGTTCATCCTAACTGTCGGTGCAGTTGGTCTCCAATTGTTTAAGATTGAGGAAATTACAATGGGGATATATCCGAGAATAATGGTAAATATTCCAAAACAGCATAAGTCAATTGGAAAAGCTGTTGATAAAATTGCAAAGCGTTGTAATCTTAGTAAGAGCAAAGTCATTGTTGCTATCTTAATAGATTTTCTGAAAAGGACTGATGAAATAAAAGTTACTTGTTCTTATGATAAAAAATATAAGCATATTAAAAAGGTAATGAAAGAATCTGAATGTTTAGGGGGATCAGAATTGATGAAAGTGTAAACTATTTGTTTTTATATAAATATAGTATGAATAATAGGTTACATTCTAAAATGACTTTATATTTTTCTATTTTTTGTAACACATCTTTGACATAACTCTAATATAGTTGTATATTTATAAATAGAAATGGCAGATATAGTAAATAATATAATAGTTGAAGTGGATGGAAAGTTTTATGTTAAATCGCATGATGGGGGAAATCTTGGTGGCCCTTATGATTCAAAAGAGGATGCCAAAAAAAGATTGCAACAGGTGGAGTATTTTAAACACATGAAAAAGAATAGTTTTCAAGAAATTACTTTTAATCTAAAACCACAGATACGCCATGACACTATGGAGGGTAAGCCTTATCTTGTTGCACCTATGGTTATGATGACAGAGGGTGTTCATAATGGAAGTAATGGCCCTTTGTTCTATCCGTCAGATGAACTTAGTAAATTGCCGGTTATTTGGAATCACAAACCTGTTGTAGTCTATCACCCCATAAAAGGAAGTGCTTGCAGTCCTGATGTTCTTAGTGCCAGAAAAGTTGGTGTGATAATGAACACTATTTTTGAGGATAGCAAACTCAAAGCAGAAGCATGGCTTGAAGAATCAAGATTAAAAATTGTAGATAAAAGGATACTCAATGCTCTTAATGAGGGCAGAATGGTAGAAGTATCCACTGGGTTGTTTACAGACAATGAGGAGATGGTAGGAGATTGGAATGGGAAGGCATATACGGCAATAGCACGAAATCATAGACCAGACCATTTGGCAATTCTGCCTGATTTAAAAGGTGCTTGCTCCATAGAAGATGGTGCTGGATTGCTGCGGCTAAATGCTGAAAATGGAGATACTGTACTTTGTGTTGATGTTGATATGGATGAAGAATTAAAAAAGTATATTTCTGAAAATCAGCAAACACTTTCAAAGCAAATTAGTATTTTGATAAATAAAAAAGGTAAAGACACAAATAATAATAAATTGAGTAGAAAGGATAATAAAATGGAAAAAGGTCAGATAATTGAACAACTTATTTCTAACAAAGAAACTAAGTGGCAGGAAACGGACAGAGAGTATTTGACATCTTTGACGGAAGAGATTTTGGAAAAGATGATACCCGTTGAAAATGCTACGGATGAGAAAAATGTTGCTGATGCTGCTGCGATTGCTGAGGAAAAGAAGAAAAAAGAAGAAGAAGCAAAGAAAAAAGAAGAAGCGGCAGCGGCGGCAGCTAAAAATGCTGAACAGCCCCAAACTGTTCAGGATTATGTAGCTAAAGCACCCAAAGAGATTCAAGATGTTTTGACTAATGGCCTCAGTTCTTACAATAAGGAAAAGGCAAAACTTATCGGTGTAATAACAGCCAATAAGAAAAACACCTTTACCAAAGGACAACTTGAGGTCAAAAATCTTGAGGAATTGCAGGCAATTGCAAGTTTGGCTATTCCTCCCAAAGAGGTTTCCTATGATGGTCAGGGCGATGTGGATGATGTTATCTCCAATCAGGAAGAGCCTCTTTCTACTCCTGTGATGAATTTCAAAAGTGACAAAAAAGTGGCATAAAGTAAAAAAGTAATTTGAAATAAAATAGGACAAAATGGTAATTAGGGAATTAAAAGAATTAAAGAAAGGAATATAATATGGCAAATCGAATACATTCTAAAGGTGCTTTTCGTTATGAAGAGTTTGACGCAGGAGAAGCAGGTATCTATCCTGGTATGCTTCTTGAAGTAAATTCCTCTGGTGATGTTATAAAACATAACACAGAGGGTGCTCGTGCAGAAAAAATGTTTGCACAGGAAGATGCCTTGCAGGGTAAGACTGTGGATGATGTTTATACTGCTAATAATCCTGTTGGTTGCATACTTCCAGTTTCAGGTTCTGAAGTGAATGCCTTGATTGAAGATGGTCAAGACATATCCATTGGTGAAGAACTGATAAGTGCTGGCAATGGCTGTCTTAAATCTGCATCTGACCTTGAAAGTGGTGAAACACTTTCTGAGGTTATTGCTATAGCAGCAGAAGCCTGTGACCTAACAGGTTCTGGTACTTCAAACACCTTAGCTGCTGTAAGAGTTAAGTAATTAACAAATCAGAAAATGTAAGTGAATAAGTACAGAAACAAATAATGAAGCAAATACAAAAACGAATAGAAGAATAGAAAGGAATGTAAAATGAATATAGCGGAAATCAATTTGAATGCTGCGATGGGTTCTGGTAGTGTGGCCGCCAAACTAATCAATTGCGGATTCAATACTAATTGTCTTCGTCCTTGGATAGGCAAAGATGGCAGGTCGTATATTTCTGCAACAGAAAATGGTAAGTTAATAGCAAAGCCTGTTAATAACGCCGTTGCCACATTGAGGAAAGAAGACTGGATTAAACTTGATGAGGTCATTGTTCCGGCTGCGAAGGCTCGTCTTAAACTGGTTGCAGATTTGAGAGGTGCCGGTCTTGAATATGGTCTCAATGGTATGGGATATACTGTATTGCAGACTGAAAGAATGAGTGATATTGGAGACGCATCTATCAGTATGGATGGTCTTCGTGAGGGGGCAAACGACAGGCCAGAGTTCGATTTGATTAACCTGCCGCTTCCCATCATTCATAAGGATTTCTCTTTCTCTGCTCGTCAAATTGCTGCAAGTCGTAATGGTCAAACACCCTTGGATACCTCAACGGCTGAATTGGCTGCAAGGAAGGTTGCTGAAGAAGCTGAAAAGCTTGCAATTGGTGTTGCTTCCAGTTATACCTTTGGTGGTGGGACTATTTATGGTCTTATCAACTTCGGGAGTCGTATTCTTGCTGATATTACCGATCCGACCGCAAGTGGTTGGACTCCGGTAACATTGATTGATGAGGTATTGGCAATGATACAGCAGGCTCAGGATGCTTATCACTATGGCCCGTATATGCTCTATATGGGTTCATCGTGGAATCAGTATCTTGACAGAGATTACAGCACCAATTATCCAGGCATTACACTTCGCAGTCGTTTGAAAATAATCCAGGATATTGGAGATGCTCGAACACTTGACTATCTTACTGGCTTTAATGTTGTGCTCGTGCAGATGACCAGCGATACAATTCGTGAAGTCGTTGGAATGGATATTACAACTGTTCAGTGGGAAACCAATGGCGGGATGTTGATTAACTTTAAGGTTATGGCAATTCTCGTTCCGCAGGTTCGTGCTGATATAAATGGCAAATGTGGTATTGTTCACGGTTCATAAATCGAGAACAATAGCAATAAAACAGTTTGTAATTTTGGAAAGGTAAAATAACAATGGCAAATTATAGGTTGTTAGGTTGTTCATATAAGTCTAAAGATGGCAAGACTTATGAAAAAGGTGATATTGTTGAATCAAATAGGGAATTGGATAAAAAATTTGTTGGTTTGTTTGAAAAACTGCCGGAAACGGTAGTAGTTGATAAACAACCGGAAACGGTAATAGTTGACAAACAATCTGATATAATACCCTCATCTGAGAGTGGGGAAGAAATCTTTACTTCCCCACTTTCGGAAAAGGATGTAACAAAGCAATTTCCTTATGCCAAAAGAATAGGTGGCATAAATATCATTAGGGTTACTGATGGAGACAAAGAATATTACAACATTGTTGATAGTGGGAATGGACAACTACATAACAGCAAACCAATTTTGTCCATAGTAAAAGTTAATAAATTTCTCCGTAATCTGGTGACTGAAGAAGTAGTATAAAAACAGGAAAATAATAAAATGCCTGTTTGGAATATAACTCCGATTTGGAAAGACAAAGAGTGTTTTATAATTGGTGGTGGTTATTCATTAAAGAAAAGTTCCTTTGATTGGAATTTGTTAAAGTCTGAATATACCATCGGTTGTAATGATGCTTTCCAACTTGGTGTCTCCATTTGTAAAGTCTGTATATTTGGGGATAAAAAGTGGTTTTTAGGTGATACAACAAGAAAACTTGCAGGTCATCAAAAACAATTGGAGTTATTTACGGGGATGGTTTTTACTAATCTACCGAAATTACTACACACTGATATTTCTTGGTTAAATACATTAAAACGTAGTGGTAGAGGTTTACATACAGACTGTCTTGGTTGGAATCAAAATACTGGATTTGCAGCTATAAATCTTGCTCTGCTTTTTGGTTGTAGTGCTATCTATTTGCTCGGTTTTGATATGAAAATGATAGATGGAAAACACAACTGGCACAATAACAGAATGGACAGTAGTGGTGATGAAGTCTATCGTAATTTTTTACAAACTCAAAAGAGAGTTCAAAAAGATTGGAAGGAAAAATTTCCGAACCAACAAATTGTAAATTTGGTAAAACCACCTCCATTGGATAGTAATCTTACTATTTTTCCCTGTGCTGATTTTGATAGTTTTTGGAATAAAAGGAAGAGTGCATGAGAACTTCAGCTTTATTAGTAGGTGGAATTGTAAAGGTAACTACTGGTGCAGATTTAACACCATTTATGGAAGTTGCTAATGAATTAGTTACTGAAAAATGTATCAATTCCAGTTATTCTGATGAAAGACTTATTAAAATCGAAACGTGGTTGGCTGCACATTTTTACACTTGCTCATTAAAAAGACAATATACACAGGCAAATGTAGGTGGTGTTTCTGTAGGATACCAAAGTAGAATTGATTTAGGTTTTAATTTGACTCATTATGGACAGATGGCTATGCAACTTGATACTGCTGGAAATTTGGCTGCATTGAATCAAGCTATCGTAGATGGCAAACGACAAGTTCTTGGTTTAACATGGCTTGGTACGGATAGAGAGGCCACAGATGAGTGATGTTTTTTTAGAAGAAATACTGAATCAAACTGCTGTTTTGTGGGTAAAGACAGGTGTTAATAGTTATGGGCATCCTACATTTGCTGATCCAATTCAAATAGTTTGTAGGTGGGAAGATACTATAAATGAAGTGGTGGATGCTTCTGGCACCACAATGATTTCTAAGACGAGAGTATTTGTTGATAGGGATATTCTTGTAGGTAGTGTTTTATATCTTGGTGAGTTAGATAGTGGAATGACTGCGGAAAATGTAGAAGATTATGGTGATGCCTATGAAGTTAAAGTATTTGGAAAAGTTCCTGATATTGATGCAGAAGAATTTGTGAGAGTAGCTTATTTATGAGTAATTATAATTTACAATTAGTTCCTGTTCTTAATACACAGGATATTATAAAAAAAATAGGTAATATCCAAAAGGGAATGGGTGCAGGGATGGAGAGAGGTCTTGTTAAGGGTGGTAAACTAATATTTGATGAAAGTAAGAAATTTTGTCCAGTGGGAATAACTGGAAATTTGAGAGCATCAGCAAGAGAAACTAAAGAAGGTTCTGGTATGACTACTGATGTTGAAGTTTCTTTTGGTACAAAAAATGATTCTAAAGTTACTTATGCTGTATATGTTCACGAAAGATTAGAACCAGATGTAACTCATGGTCAATCATTTAATGCAAAACATGCTGCAGAAATAGCTGCGGCTCATACTCCTTGGCAGAAAAAATATTTTTTTAACAGGCGACCACAGGAACAGGCTAAATATTTAGAGCGTCCGGCAAGAGAACAAAAAAGTAATATATTAAATATAATAGTAAAAGAACTTAAAAAATTAGGTTTTTGAGTTTGTAAAAAATAGTAAAGGAATAACTTATGACAGACAAACAAATAAATTGGGTAGTTAGAATTTCTATCAATGCAACTATGATTATTGCAACTGCTCTTACTACGGCCTTTGGTTTTGGCTGGAAAGTATCTGAAATGAAGAATGAGGTATTTAAGTATGTTGATTTAAAAAACAAGGAAATGTGTCAAGAACTTGAAAGTCAAAAGACGACCACTACTACTATGAGGTTTGATGTAGATACCTTGCAAAAGTATGGTTCTCCAACAGCACAGATGGCTAAAGATGCTGCAATTATTCAAAGTACACAAAATGCTTCTGCAATACAACGATTGTCTAATAAGATTGACGACTATGTGATTCCAGCCTTAGCCAGAATC